CATCAAAAAAACTCTACACGTGCGCACGCATATAGGGGGGGGTATATCATGGCAGAAAAAAAGACCACCAAAAAGCCCACAAAGAAGGCAAAAAATGAAAGCATTTTCAAGGACTTAACCATAGATTGCGATACATGTATTCACTTAAAAATACTTCTGGAGAGATTCGCAGAAATACCAGAAGATAAGCGGGCTTCCATCATATCCCGGATAGAACGGGAGGCAGCAGGCGCCATACTGACAGACCAAGCAGTAGAGGACGAGCGGAAGAAGCTTCTTAAGTTCTTCAACAAGGTTAAGGATCCCCGGAAGAAGAAGCTTATCGCCCGGAAGATTGACGAAGTAGCCTTCCAGGCCGTAATGATCCGGGAGGCTAGGGAGGATCTTATATCAAACGGCCTCCAGGCGGAAGTCGTTAACGGATCCCAGCGCTACCCAAAGGAGAATCCATCCGTCGGGATATATGACAAGAATTGCAGAGCTTACCAGTCGAACATTGATAAGCTTATTGAGTATTTACCACCACAGGAGGAAAAAGCAAAGTCCGCCCTGGCTGCTTTGCGTGACGAGCTATGAACGAATACGGATTCATAAGCGAATATTATAATGCTATATGCTCCATCCGGAACGGAATACCAGTGCCGGGAGTTCGCCGGGCAGGTAAGCTAATCTTTGCTATCTACGAGATTATCATTAAGGGCCTGGAGACCGGGGAGTATATCTACGACAGCGGAAGGGCAAGAAAAGCGATCCGCTTTATTGAAAACTTCTGCCATCATTCCGAGGGAAGATCCGACCTTCTTAAGCTGGAGCTCTGGCAGAAGGCGGCAGTCTGTCTTATTTTCGGTATCGTGGATCCGGACACAAAGGCGAGACAGTTCCGGGAGGTCCTTCTTATCGTGGCCCGGAAGAATGGTAAGACACTCTTCGCAGCCGCCATTATGGCTTACATGGCATATATCGACGGAGAATATGGAGCGAAACTTTACTGCCTGGCGCCAAAGCTGGACCAGGCGGAACTATGCTTTGATGCCTTTTACCAGATAGTCCAGTCCGAGCAGGAGCTAGACGATATCACCAAAAAGCGCCGAAGCGATATCTATATCTCAGAGTACAATACCACCGTAAAGAAGATCGCATTTAACAGCAAAAAATCGGATGGCTTCAACCCCCATTTTGTTCTTAACGACGAGATAGAAGCATGGTCCGGAGACCAGGGCCTTAAGCAGTACGAAGTTATGACTTCCGCTATCGGCAGCAGGCGCCAGCCTATTATCATGTCAACCGGCACAGCCGGCTATATCAACGACGGAATATACGACGAGCTAATCCGCCGTGCTACAGCGTTTCTTAAAGGCCGGAGCGAAGAAAAAAGGCTCCTGCCTTTGCTTTATATAATCGACGATCCGGAACTATGGTACACAAGGGACGAGTTGGAGAAGTCGAACCCTAACCTTGACGTATCTGTATCGTGGAGCTTCTACGAAGAGCAGATCGCAATAGCCAAGGAGTCCCCATCAAAGAGGGCGGAGTTCTTAACAAAGTACTGTAACATTAAGCAAAACAGTAGCGTAGCCTGGTTAGAATATTCCGACGTCGATAAAGCAGTTCCGAAGGATCCCGCCGGAGCTCCGGAGAGACTATCTCTTAAAGACTTCGAAGGCTGCTATTGTGTCGGAGGCATAGACTTATCCAGAACGACCGACTTAACGGCGGCCTTAGTGGATATCGAGCTTAACGATATTAACTACATTTTCGCAAAGTTCTTTATGCCGGCGGAACGTTACAAGCTGGCAATCAATGAAGAGAATGTGCCCTATAACATATTCCGGGAAAAAGGATTCCTGCAAATATCCGGAGATAACGCCGTGGATTACCACGACGTTTATAACTGGTTCTTCGAGCTGGTTAAGACCTATAAGATCCGGCCGCTTAAGGTGGGCTACGACAGATATTCGGCGCAGTATCTAGTCCAGGAAATGAAACAGGCAGGCTTTCACATGGACGACGTATACCAGGGCACGAATTTAACCCCGATCCTTCACGCCTTCGAGGGAGATCTTAAAGACGGCAAGTACAATATCGGCGATAATGCCCTTCTTCAATCCCATTTGCTTAACGTGGCCGTAGATATTAATATCAATGATTCGAGAATGAAACCCGTCAAGATCGAGAAGCGGGCGCATATCGACGGGGCCGCCGCACTCTTCGACGCCCTGGCCGTCAAAATGAAATACTCCGGAGAAATAGGAGTGCAACTTAAGAATTTGCGAAAAAGTCAAGAATTGCAAGGGATAGAGGGCAAAAAATAGCCCTAAAAAGTTGACAACAAATGAACGTTTTTATTTGTTACGATTATTTCAGAGTGATAGAAAGGAGAATGCCAAGTGGGCCTCATTCGTGACTGGTTAACAGCTAGATATACAAAGTACATGACGATATCCATAACCCGAGGCGAAACTCAGGGTAGTTCAAATCTTTTCGATTCCGACGTAGTAGGCGGGATCGCCCACTGTATCGGGCAGAATATCGGGAAGCTTTCCCCACAGGTTATCCGCAAGGATGCTTCCGGAATGGTGGTTAAGGATGATTATCTGGCAAAGCTCCTATCTCTCAGATGGTCCCCGGAAATCACTCCGTTTGATGGACTGTATAAAATGGCTTCCGACCTGGTTTACAAGTCAAACGCTATAGCCGTTATCTTCTGGAACGAATCCTTTACGAAGGTTCAGAGTATCGTCCCGGTAACGGTCCGCAATTTGAAAATATGGGAGGATCCCGACTTTAAGCAGATATTCGTAAGGTTTACCTGGGAAGCTGATAACAATACTTATACACTTCCCTACGGATCCGTTATCCACCTTAAGGCGAGATACAATAAAAAGCGCTTCTTAGGATCAGATCCGGAGCTGCAACTCTCTTCCACTATGGAGCTTTTAGATGCCACCGGAAAGAGCCTTAAGAATGCGGTTAATAATTCCGCCAACCTTAAGGGATATCTGAAATATAACAACTTCGCAGACGAGGAACTTCGCAAGAAGGTAATGGACTTCCAAAAGGCTTACATGTCCGCCGGTAACGACGGAGGAATAGCCGGCCTGGATAATACTATGGACTTCCACGAGATTACCCAGCATACAAACGCTATCCCGGTAACGCAGTCGCAATTCCTCCGGGAGAATGTTTATAGATATTACAACATAAACGAGAAGATCCTTAACTCGACGTATAACGAGTCCGAATGGAACGCATTTTATGAGGCAGTTATAGAGCCTATAGCCTTGCAGCTGTCTTTAGAGTTTACCTACAAGCTTCTTACAGAGCGGGAACGTGGATTCGGTAATAAGATCATATTCACGGCTAACCGCCTACAATATGCCACACTCCAGACGAGAGTTAATTTAGGATCCCAGCTCTACGACAGAGGAATTATAACGATTAACGAGTATAGAGAGCTCATGTATTACGAGCCCATTCCCGACGGAGATATCCGCATGATAAGCCTCAACTACGTGAAAGCCGACGATCAATCACAGTATCAGATCGGTTCAAATAATGACAACGCAGACGGAAAGGAGGCGAAGACATGCTTTTTAAGTGCTTTGAAGTAAAAAACGAGACGAAAACTTCCGCAGATCTATACTTCTACGGCGATATCGTTTCGGACTGGTGGGGAGCCTGGCAGGACGAGGACCAATACCCGGACGCAGTTAAGAACTTCCTTTCCGAGCAGGAAGGCAAGGACCTTAATATTTATATCAATTCCGGCGGCGGTTCAGTGTTTGCAGGGGTAGCCATCTATAACATGCTCCAGCGCAGGGCGCAGACCAACAAGGTACAGGTATATGTTGACGGCCTAGCCGGATCCATAGCCTCAGTTATTGCCTTCGCAGGAAGCGAGCCGCCTAAGATTCCGAGCAACGCATATTTAATGATTCACAATCCGTGGAGCATATGCGAGGGCAATTCGTCCGACCTCCGGAAGATGGCGGAAGACTTAGACCAGATAGCCGTAGGAATGCTGGCTACTTACAGCAAGCACACCAAGGAAGGCATTACAGACGAGACCATTAAGGAGCTCATGGATGCCGAGACCTGGTTATCTGGAGAAGAAGCCGCAAAGTACTTTAACGTCGAAGTATTAGACGCTAGAGAAATAGCAGCGGCGACCGGAGATTATATTCTTCGGGGTAACAAAGATAAAATCCCGAAAGGGCTTTTAATTAAAGAGCCGGAGACCGTATCGGATCCGGTTCCAACGGAGCCGATAGAGGATCACGCAGAGGATGCGAAAATCCGAGACGAGCTCTTAAGAAACTATGTAGACTCTTTAATTATCTAAGAAGGGAGAAAAAGAGAAATGAATCACGAGGAACTTTTAAAAATGAGTGCAGAAGATCTTACAGC